AGGAGAAGAACGCTCTGCGTGCCAAGCAGATTCCGAAGTACAAGTTGCACACGCCGATCACCGACGAGACCAACAAGGAAACCGGTGAGCCCACCGGCGACCTGATCCTGAAGACCACGCTCCCGGCCGTGAAGACCCAGAAGGGCCGCGATGGCGTGGTGACCACGACCCCTCGAACCGTTGCGGTTGTGGACGCGAAGCTGCGGCCGATCCGCAAGGAAGTTGGCCGGGGCTCGCTCGTGCGTGTCAGCGGCTACCTGCTCCCCTTCGCGATGACCAACAAGGACAGCCCGCAGGGCGGCACGGCCGGTGTGTCGGCCCGCATCACGATGGTGCAGGTCCTCAAGTTGGTCGAGATCGGTGGCACCCCGAGTCCCGAGACTCTCGGCTTCAAGGTCGAGGACGGGTACGACGGTGCGGAGGGTGAGACCGAAGTGGCGACGACGCCCCCGACGGGCGAGGCAGGCGATGCCCCGGCCGAGGACGGCGACCCGGACTTCTAAGCCATGACTGAGATGACTGTTCCGTTCACCCCGGTGCCCGCGAGTCGCCCTCGCGTGGCCCGGTGGGGGACGTTCTACGCCGAGCCCTACCGCTCTTACAAGAAAGAGCTGACTGAGTGGTTCAAGCAGAACTTCAAGGGCCCGCTGCTCGCGGGAGTCCTGAATGTCACCATTGAGATCGTCGTCGCTCGGCCGAAGACGACGAAGCTGCCACACCCGCGAGCTGACGTTGACAACTACGCGAAGGCAACCTTGGACGGAATGAACAAGGTGGTCTTCAAAGACGACTCCGCAGTCAATCCCCTGCTGGTCAGCAAACGCTGGACTCGCAAGGGTGAGCTGCCTCACACGAAAGTGGTGATCCAATGAGCGACTCGAATCCTGCTCCCTTTGCCGACGAGGTGCTGCTGCCCTGCGTCGGTGGTCCGAATGACGGCAAGCAGCTGATGATGACCCAGACCCTCGGTCACACCCTCAAGGGTGCGACCGTGGACGCGAGCGGTGAGCCTGTGACTTACGTGTACCGCGTCGATACCGACGGCAACGGCGGCTTCCAGCTGACGTATGTCGGTGAGGACAACGGTTGAGACCGGGGCCGATGCTGAGCGATGCTCAGATCGATGCCGCTGTGTCCGATCTGATCAGTGAGATCGACTATGACATCTGGAAGGACTACTACGTTCATCCGGAGTGTCTGACTGAAGAGGAGAACGCCGACCGCCTTCGCGATCTTCGCAAGGTGGTGCGTGCGGCTCTCCGGCGTGGCAAGCCACGCAGCACATGATTCCCCACAGGCCATGGCGTAACCATGAGAGCGTCCCGGGCTGGTCCCGGGAGGTGCGGGTGCAACCCCCGCTGGCCTGTTTATCCCGATTGAACTAGGAGCAACCAATGCCTGACTTTTCCAGCGTTGAGTTGGATGATTTTGACAATGCGGAGTTCCGCAAGACCTATCTGGCAGCACACGATGCCACGTTAGAGCGGGATGACGACCCAGACGGCTGGTTCACCTTCTGCTGGCCCCGTGGGTTCATGATGGCAACTAGCCACAAGCACGGAGAAGACATCGCCAATCTGTGGGGCTGCGTGTTCATCTATCTCTGGCAGTACAAAAAGGTTCACCTTCCGGACGTGTCCACACTGGTGTGGGCCTACATCGCTTCGCTGCTCAATGCCAAACGATGATGTTGTGTTCGTTCGCCACGTCCCGTGCCCCGGGTGTCATTCCCGGGACAACGGGTCCCTGTATTCCGACGGTCACGTTTACTGCCACGCATGCGGGCACTACGCCGCAGGCGAGGGTGAGAAGGGAGTCAGCACGACTCGCAAGCCACGGGCGCTGATCTCCGATCTGGAGATCAAGGCCCTGACGAACCGCAAGCTCTCCGAGGAGACTTGCAAGCTGTGGGGGTACGGCGTGGGGCTCGTGCCCACCACCAGCGGTGAGCCCTTCAGGGCCCAGCTGGCCACCTACTACGACGAGAAGGGCAAGCCGGTGGCCCAGAAGTACCGGACGAAGGACAAGCGATTCGGCTGGGTCGGCTCTCCCGAGTCGGCCACACTGTTCGGCCAGCACCTCTGGCGTGATGGCGGCAAGATGCTGGTGATCACTGAGGGGGAGATCGACGCGATGTCGGTCTCACAGGCACAGGGCAACAAGTGGCCCGTGGTCTCGATCCCCAACGGTGCCCAGAACGCCGCGAAGTCGATCGCCAAGAACATCGATTGGGTCGAGCAGTTCGACAAGGTGATCCTGATGTTCGATCAGGATGAGCCGGGGCAGGACGGGGCCCGCGAGTGTGCGGACCTGCTGACGCCCGGCAAGGCGTGCATCGCTCGCCTGCCACTCAAAGATGCGAACGAGCTGCTCAAGGCCGATCGCACCAAAGAGATCATCGACGCTATCTGGGGTGCGAAGTCGCACCGCCCTGATGGCATTCTTTCGCCGGAGGAAATCTGGCAGCGTGTGCTGGCTCGGCCGAAGACGCCGGGTCTCAGCTACCCATGGCCGTGCGTAGACGAGCTTCTCAAGGGCTGCCGTCTTGGCGAGATCATGACCATCGGCGCTGGCACCGGCACCGGTAAGTCGCAGTTCACGGCCGAGGTGGTCCACCACTTCGCCACCAAGCACAACGAGCGAGTCGGGGTGATCGCTCTCGAAGAGTCTGTTGAACACACGGCCCTGAAGTTGGCCGGGATTCAACTCAACAAAAGGATCACGCTGTATGGGTGCGATGTACCTGAGACTGACCTCCGCACTGCGTTTGACGATGTGCTTGGCAAGGATCGCGTTCACCTCTATGACCACTTCGGTTCGCTGGAGAGTGAGAACCTACTCCGACGAATCCGGTTCATGGTTCGCGGTCTTGGTTGCACCACCATCGTCCTCGACCACCTCTCGATCGTGGTGTCAGGCAACGACGTTGACACCGATGAACGCCGGACTCTTGACAAACTGATGACGGACCTTCGCTCGCTTGTCCAGCAGCTGAAGTTCCGGCTGATCTGCGTCAGTCACCTCACACGCCCCGAAGGCAACAAGGGGCACGAGCAGGGCATCGAAGTGACCCTGAAGCACTTCCGTGGATCGCACGCGATCTCGCAAGTGTCGGACATCGTCATGTCGCTGGAACGGAACCAGCAGCATCCCGTGCGGAAGTTCTACACGCGGATGCGGATTCTGAAGAACAGACCCATCGGTGATCTCGGGATCGCCGGTTGGCTCAAGTGGGTCCCTGAGACGGGACGGCTTGAGGAATCAGAGGCCCCTCCCACGGATGAGCAGTCACCCGGGGCGGCCGATACGGAGTCAGACTTTTGAGCAACAAGCCCATCGCCCTGCTGGAGGGATACCACCAGCTGCGGCATCCCCTCGTTCTCTCCGGCGTGATCACGCCGATCTCCACTGTCCGTGTGGCCCCGTGGCCGGACAACTCTGATCCCACCCACCCGGGCCTGACATCGGCCCAGATGGTTCAGCAGGGACAGGCCGTTGTCCGCGAGCTGCTGAGTCGGCCCCCAGAGTTCCGGTTCCTCCAGATCATCGGTGCCCTGCGTCGGAGCTGCGATCCCTCGTGGCCCTACGTCGGCGGCGAGTATCCCCTCACCGTCGCTCAGGTGGTCCGTGGTCTGCTCAACAAGTGCTTCCTGTCCTATCAGGACATCGCGGCTGTGGCTCCGCTGGTCAAGTTGTTCGATCAGGCGAGCATCGTTCCCGCTGGTATCTGGATCGATGCCGAGGACGGCCCGGAGTTCAATGTCGCGAAGTACGCGGACATCGTTCGCATCTGGCAGCAGTCCACTGGCGGAGATGCCAACCGGCTCGCTGATGAAGTCTGGTTCGCTCTGAACCAGTCCGCTATCACGATCGCCAACGCCTGCGGTTGGGCCAATGCTGACGTGATCACGGCCGAGTCACACTCGCCGCTGAATCCTCGTGGGTGCCACTGGTGGCAACCGACGGAGATCGGTGCGAGCAAGACTTCGTCCGCCCGCTACTGCCATGTCGAGCCGAAGGATTCGCCGGACTCATTCCGCAAGCAGCTCATGCTGGCGACCGAGCAGAATGTCAAGGCAGTCATCATCTGGGGCGAGGACATCACGGCCGAGCAACTGTCGGCCCACGGTCCCGCCCTCACCGAGCTGACGCTCGCACGGGAGGTTGGATGAAGTGGCTCTTGTCAGTCCGCCGCTGGACGGCTCGCAAGTTCTTTGACGTTGAGGGGGCGTGGCCTGACTTCAAGCGAGCGATTGCTGCGGAGCGGGCGAAGACGCTGGAGATACAAGAGACATTCGGCCGCTTGCTAAAGCAGTCCGGCATGCCGGATGAGTGGGCCCCAGACATCCACATGATGGATCGACACAACGGGCCATTCAAGTTCTATCGGTTGCCGCAGCTGATCGAAGACCGGGTTCAGTTCCCGCAGGCCGCCGTGGTGACTCCCGCCGTCGCTGAAATGCGGGTGGACATCCAACGGCAAGGCATCAGTATCTTCGTGTCTAATGACTTCGGTCTGGCCTCGACAGCAGCTCCGGAGTTTCTGGCCGAAGAACTGGCTCGAAATGCGGCCGACGCTACGAAGCGGGCCGTGCTGTCGCTGTATCGAGACCAATCCCTTCTTCTGCGGAGACCAGCCTGATGCACTACGGACCCGGCAAGGGCGACGACTATCGCCCCGTTGATGGCCCGAAGTTCCGCGAGAACTACGAGGCCCTGTATCCCCGCACCAACAAGCAGCGGCACGTGAAGTGCAAGACCTGCCATGGTGCTGGGAATGTTCCCAACACCTCGCAGGTGTACGGGGCACCCGCGAGGGTGCCCTGCCCCAACCCCGTGTGTGACGGGGGGCTGGTCCCCGAGGTGCTGTGATGGCCGAGTGGATAAAGCCAGTTGGCTTTCTCATTGGCTGGAGCAACGGAGCTGGGTGGCTCGCTCGTTCGCAAGTTCGACAACAAGGTCGCAATCAACATCATCAAGGCGGCTCGCTGCATTGATGAGTCCAGCTCCAGCACGATCGGCTGGAAGGGCATGACCAAGGACGCCGACGACGAGACTCGTCAGTACGGCAAGATTCTCACCAACGGCCTGATGGCGACCGACGCCCAGACGCTGATCGAGAACATCCTCAAGGCGGCCCAGAACTTCGAGGAGAAGGACGTTCAGTCCGCCGCGAAGTATTGCGCCCTCAAGCCCGCCCAGCACTACATGCTGGTTGGTGACCGCACGGCCATCAACAAGGACTGGGGCGGCTCGGGCAGCCTCGCCGGTGGCGACCTGCCGGAGATCGGCGGCATCAAGCTCGTCCGGTCCAACCACCTCCCCAGCACGAACATCACGGCGAAGGCCAAGTTCGCTGGCACTGGTGTGACCACGGACCTCTCGGCCAACGACGCCGAGGTCGGTGACTACACGGGTGACTTCCGTTACACGACCGCCTGCGTGTTCACGCCGGATGCGGTCGGCACGGTTCGTCTCCGTGGCATCAAGATGGAGACCGAGCCCAGCGTCCGGTATCAGGGCACGCTCATGGTGGCCAGCTACGTGCAGGGCCACGGCATCCTGAACCCCCGCTGTGCGGTGGAACTCGCCACGCAGTAATGCGGGCTGACAACTGAAACCCAAGGGGCTCCAGAAATGGGGCCCCTTTTGGCTTACTCGGAGACACCATGACACAACTCGAAGCAATCAACGAGATGCTCGCGGCCTGCCAAGAGGCCCCGGTCAACTCTCTCGACGGGGCTCTTCCCTCGGCGGCCTCCAAGGCCATTGCCTGTCTCAACAGGGTGTCCCGTCAGGTGCAGACCAAGGGATGGACGTTCAACACTGAGCGTAACCGCATCCTCGCAAAGAACAACGACGGTGAAGTCGTCCTCCCCGACGGCACGCTGAAGGTGGAGATCGACTACACCCACTCACCGGGTTTGGTGAGGGGCTCGCCAGTGATGCTGAATGGAAAGGTGTACGACCAGTACAACCAGACCTACCAGTGGCCCGGCAACCTCGTCGCCTTCCGCATCGTGCTTCAGCGAACGTGGGCAGAGATGCCTCCGCTGGGGCAGCAGTACATCACCCGTCGGGCCTGCCGCATCTTCCAAGATGAGACCTACGGGGCCGCCGAGCTGAAGCAGACGGCATCGATGGAAGAGATCGAGGCACTCAAGCAACTTCGCCGGGCCCACTCCTGTGAGGCTCGGCCCAACATGTTCCGCAACGGCTCAACGTGGCGGATCATCGGAGGTGGGCGTGGCACTGATCAGTGGTGAGATTCCCGGCCTGCTTGGCGGGGTCTCGCAACAGCCGCCGATTCTTCGGCAGCGGAATCAGTCCGGTGGTGAGCTGAACACCTTTGAGGACTCCCGGCGTGGACTCGGTAAGCGAGCCCACTTCGACTTCATCAAGAACCTTCAGCTCGCCAACGGCACCTTACATCCCCTCGTCCACTTCGTCGATCGCGACGAGAACGAGAAGTACGTCTTCATGATCGCCAACGGCCTCGTCAGTGTCTATGACCTTGACGGGGATTCGTACCCGGTGATCCAGAGCGATGACTCGATCCGCTATCTGCGGGCCGCCCGGTCCAATCGGGACCTCAAGGCCCTCACGATCGCTGACACGACCTTCGTCATGAACCGGCTGGTGACTACCGCGATGTCACCCGCCCGCAGCCAGCCCGCCAACTTCTGGGCGCTGATCTGGGTTCGTGGCGGCAACTACTCGACCAAGTACACCCTTCGGGTGGCAGGCCGCACCTACGCCTTCACGACGGTTCGTTCCGATCAGGACTGGGGCGACGACAGCTTTGATCCCGGGGCTGGCCTCCAGCCGTGGGTCGCTACGTCGTTCATCGCACAGACCCTCGCAGCGATCCTGCGGGGCGATGCCGTGACTCCGCCGGACGGCGGGGCCGGTGCCGGGCACATGGCGGACTTCGTCTCTGTGGACGAGTCGGGCCCTCTGCCGACTTCCTTCACGGTCCTTCACAAGCCCGGCTCCAGCGTCATCGCGATCCAGCACGTCTCTAAGCAACGCTTCAAGTGCGAGGCGAATGACGACGCGGGCAACACGCTGATCTCCGTCGCCAGCGATGTCGTGCAGCGATTCTCCGATCTCCCCAACCTCGGGATGCAGGATCAGACCATCCGCATCTCCGGGGACAAAGCAACCAATGACGACGACTACTGGGTCCAGTTCCTCGCGGACGGTGATACGACTGACGGCCCGACCAAGGGCGTGTGGGAAGAGACTGTTACTCCGGGGGCTGCCGTTGCTCTCGACCAGACCACTCTCCCTTATGTCATCCGCCGGGTCTTCAACACCGACACGCAGGCCATCGAGTTCCACGTCGAGGCCTTCCAGTGGGCCAACCGCGAAGCGGGTGGCGACACCAGCAACAAGATTCCCCAGTTCATCGGTCACACGCTGACCGACATGAGCTTGTTCCGCAATCGTCTCAGTCTGTTCGCAGGCACCAAGTTCGGTCTCAGCCGACCCAACGCGCTGGACAACTTCTGGCGTGCGACGGTGCTGACGATCCGCGACGATGATCCCATCCATGGCGAGGCGACGACCCCCAAGGTCCTTCGCATTGACCATGCGGTCCCCTTCAACCGCGAGCTGCTGCTCGTGGCTGAAAAGGCCCAGCAGGTTCTCACAGCGCCCGACGCTCTGACCACGAAGACCTTCTCCGTGCAAGAGGCAGCGGCGTTCTCTGCTGACCAGTATTGCCGACCTGTCGCAGCTGACAGCATGATCTTCATGCCGCACTACGACGGGGCGTTCACTCAGGTCCGCGAGTTCCGTGTGATCGATCAGGCAGGCACCAAGGGTGGTCCGGGTCTGACCGATCAGGTCCCCAAGTACCTCGCAGGTCGGCCGATCTCTCTGGCCGTCTGCGGCGAACTGAAGGTGCTGACAGCTCTCACCGATCGCGAACGCGATGTCCTCAACGTCTACCGCTGGGATGACGACGGCAACAGCCGGGCAGTCTCCGCGTGGTCGAAGTGGGACGTTGGCGGCGTGATCCTTGGGCAGCAGTGGATCGGCACATCGCTCTGGCTGGTGGTGGCACGCAACTCCGCGTTCCCCCGCCGGACCTCAGATGCCTACCGAGAAGTCACCAATGTTCTCTCTGCTGGCAGCGATCTCGCGGTCCTCGGGGGCGTTGGCGACGATGACGACAAGGTCACCCCTCCCGACAACTTCCACCTGCTTCCCGGCAAGGGCTCCTCTAGTGGTGGAGGTGGCGGCGGTGGTGGAGGCACTACTCCACCCGAGACCGGGGCCGACCCAACAGGCGACGGCACGATCCCCGATCCGGCGTGGCCATACGGCTACACGGGCCCTGCTGAAGACCTCAGCGGCGGCGAGGTGTGCCTGATTCGGGCCGACTTCGCCACCGGCCTTACTGACGCGGGCATCGAGTTGGTGCAGCTGCTGGACTATCGCATTGGCGATGTCCG